TGCTTTTGGTTACTTCTTGTAACGTGGTGTATTTACTTAGTTGGCTCATCGTTCATAGCATTGGATAAATCTTCGCTTTTGCGACCTATTAACGTTTTAATTTTACCCCATAAATCTTTACCAGTTACCGCTTCAATAGATTCAACAATCGATTTAAATTCGATTATAGCGATAACGGTTGCAATCAATTTAGTGATGGGTATTAATTGTTCAATGATGTAGGTTTCTATCAAAAAACCGCTTACGATTGCGAGTTGATATAACATCATTTTAGTCACGCTGTCAGACATTCTACGTGAGCGAATGCGCTGCCCTATTTTTAACGCTTTCCAAATACCAACCACCATATCAGCACCAACCAAAAAACCAATGGTAATCATTAGTTCTTTAATGGGTAGGAAAATTGTAATGATGCCTAACAACCAAAACTTACCTTTCAAAAACAATGACCATTTCATCTTTTAATTTCGTATTGTTTTTTCAGATATTGCTTTAATAATTTTTCGTACTCTTTTTTTCTCTTTAATACGATGGTGGAAGGAAGTCTTTTAGTGTCCATTTAACTCGGTTATATTTATATGAATCGCTGATTAAAAAACTACTTTTACCGTATGGGTTGCGGTCAGGTGAAATGTCGTTATTTGAGTTCGATGTGTATTCGGGAAACAACGTGCTATTATAGCACAAATACTGCACCAAACGATTTGTATAATATCTCGCGTTATCACGTGCAGCTTCCTTTAAAGATTCCATTTCGCCCTTCGTTACTGGTGTCGTATCTTCACTTTGTCGGCTAACTAAATTACCGTTGTCATGCTTGTAAAGTAATGACGGATATAACTCGACCATAGTCCACCACAATAGCGACTTTAACACATAATCATTGAGCAATGTTTCATAATCTCCTGACAATGTTCCTGCGCTAACATCCGATTTTATTCTATTCATTAAATCAGTACCCAAATAATTAGTTAATTGTTTGTCTTGCGCTAAATAAATAGCAGGTCTGATAATGTTAGGATCAACAGCATCCGTGATGGCTGTATATTTCTTTAAATAATCCTCTGTGATTAATAATATTTCGGGTTGTATTGCCATTTTTATTCGTATTTATTTGATTCCAAAACGTGGGTTATCGGGTAAAAATCCATTGTAAGGCATGTCGATAGGACGTTGTTCAACTAAATAGTTATTACGAACTTTGTAACCTGCCTTTTCTGCCATACTCCATGCCTTTTTTTGTACGTTAGGATTGTTTAAATCGAGTCCAAAACCTTTCGCGCTAATGTATAATTCCTTTTGCCAAATGTGATGACAGTTACCACCGCCTTTATATAACCAACAGCTATAAGTATTCGCCCCGTTTGGCCCCCATCCTGGATTAACTGCCTTGTTATTCATCGCTAATATATCTTCTTTCCTATATAGCTTATCAGCGGATAACATCTTAGAACAAAATGGACGTGTTGACGATGTTACACGACCACTATAACGATAGCGTGTGTAATATGTCTTGCCATTGATGACTTTATCTTGGTCACTCTTTGCGTTTGGTTTTGCAGTTCCTGTACTTACCGCTTGTTGTATTTCAATACCATCGAAGATATGCGCTAACGCTTCGTTTTCAATGTCGTCATTTTCATAATCAACTTCGTAACTATCTAACAAAATCCAATCTTCATTGGGTTCTTCACCAAGTTCTATTAATGCATCAGCTATTGAATCGAGTTCAATCTCATCTGTTTTAGAAACGCTTTGGTGTTCACACTCAACTTTTTTTTTTTTGAGCTATTTGCGTGGGGTCTAAAACAACATTGGAAAGATTATCGAAAATCGTGTTTATCTGCGCATCACTCATCGTTGGAAACGCTGCTTTTGTTATTGCCTTCGCACTCGTTGGCGTTAAAACATTCGCAGTCGTTTGAGTAATGATTTCTAATAACGATGAAATTTGCGCACCATTTAACGCTTGGCTCGCCACATCGGTTGGAGTAGATGAAGTTGCGTCTGTTGTTGGTGCAGCATCAATGAATAAATCATTTTGAACTATTGAAACATCGCTTGTGATACCTTCACTATTCAACAAATATTCAACGCTATTAGTTATCATGCGTTGGAATGGTTCGATAACTTGTTTCATGAAAATATGCATTGCAGTTTTCATTTCATCGGTATTACTTCCCAATCCACCACCATCACGAATACCAAATAACAAAGGACTTGTAACGCGATGCGCTACTAATATAGATTCAACAGCTTGGCTAACCAACGTTTCAAATTGTTTATCCATGTCGCCAACAGGGAAGGAAGTAAACTCTACACCTCTGTCCCTTTCTTCATTGAAAAACGTTAAAACCTTACCAGCATTTTCAGCACCTTGAATAGATTGTTGTAATTGATTTTTAATCATGCGTTGTTCTTCTAACGATGGAATGCCATTGTTAAATGAAGCAATTAATGAAGGAAAAAATCCATTTAAAATAATGTTAACTTGGTATTCGCTAATTTGACGCGTTAATTCAATGTTGTTTATCGCGCTGATGTAATCGGGTTTTGGGTAGTATTCACTTCCTGGAACAATCGAATGGACAAATAACACTTGAACAGGACATTCGTCCTTATATTCAGCGTTAAACATCGGTATATACGATGGCGTATTTTTCTTTTTTCGGGTATCGTTCCAATCACGAGAGTAATAAATGCCCGTAACATCATCATTATCATCTGAACACGCTAAGCGACAATTCTCAAAAGGCAAGTGATTAACTTGTGCAATGGTTTTTCTATCCATTGACCAAATAACTTCCCAATAAAAACCACCATGCAACTTTAAATCTAACGCTGTTGTATGCAAGATTCCATCTAAATTCAATCGCTTAATCTCATTTGTAGCTTGTGGATTATTAGCGATAAATTCAGTTCCTGCAATCATGAAAGAAATTGAATTTACAACGCTACCATGAACAGGGCTTTCGTTATATAACTCGATTAGATACTGAGGAAACATATTGCCCTCTCCAAACGTTACAAATCCTTTCCTATCTTCACGTTCTATCGGTTGAATTTTTACATATTTGGATAACTCTAATTGAGTTGCTCCAAACTTTTGTTTTATGTCATCTACTATATTAGGCATTGTTATATTCGATATCAGATGGAATTGTTAACGTGGGTTGATCGTAGTAATTAATGAGCGAACTAAATTGGATAAAACCTCTTTGAATCTCACCGACCACATCGTTAGAAGTAGGATCCAAGTTAGTATCCGAATTTTGACCGTAAACAATATAACTCCAACGACCACCATGAGCGATAAGAATCGATGCGTTAGTTGGATCATCAGCATTCGTGCTAATACCCAAAGTCGTAATCCTTTCGTTCTCATTTATGATTGTTGGAATAACGTATAATAATTCCGAAATTAGTTCATTTTGCAATACCAATAAATAATCGGTATAGGTTGTTGAAAAAAGTAAACTCCCTTCCTTCAATGAAAGGAAGAGAGTTTGAGATGCCGTATTTGATTGCAGGTAATTCACTGCAATTAGATTAAATTGTTGGAGCTACAACCGTAATACCAGCGAAGGTATCGAAAGGAATGTCTTGGAACGATTCCAAACGATATGCTTTATTAGCTTCTTCGGCAGTTAGAGTAAGTGTGTATCCGTTTAGATCACCCTTCGCAGTTCCAGTAGCTGTTGATGCTGCGGTTACTTCTGCGCCATCTACTTTACCAACTAACCAAATATTGTTGTTGTTATCCAAAACAAAAACGACCAAGCGATTTTTAGCAACTAATTCTAATTGCTTTCTACGTGGTGCGCTCAATTTGTGGAATGTAGCGGTTACGGTTTGAGTATAGAAGATAGTTCCATTTTCAATATTGGATGCAACTTCTTCGGTAAACATTCCTGTGTGTTTCGGAAGATTGTATTCATATACTGAGCACGTTGGCAATCCGTCAACTTCTTGGCTTGTGCCATCAATAGACACAACACCACCGTCATTAAAGTTACCCAACGTAACTAAATAAATTGATTTAATACCACCAATCCCATCTTTGCATTGGAGTTCAAATCCTGCGGTTAATTCACATGCCATAATTTTATTTTTTTTATTTAATAAATAGGGGAGCAGCGTTAACCACTCCCCCTTTTATATGTGGTTAATTATTAGTTATGTCCGATTACGCAGTCAGTCAATGTACCAACTTGAACACCGCAACGGTATCTCATCGCCATACGCACGTTGTCAGAAGCATCAGTCATAGACATATCAACTACTTTCACCTCAGCGAAATCAGAGTTAGCATCAACACCAACGAACAAGTTTGAAGGTTGAGCAGCTACAATAGTTCCTGTTGACATTCCTGGACAAACATAAATATCATATCCGTTGAACTGCAAATTGAACGCATCGCCAGCTTGATACATTTGCATATAACCTAAAGCTGTAATGGCTTGACGATAGTATTGAGCAGTTGCACGATTCACATATAACTTTGTATCAGGTGAACCAATCAATGCAGCAGGTAAAGCGTTAATTACAGCGTTCATATTAGCGATAACAGTTGAAGCATCCAAAGTAGCTGCCCAAGTTTGATCAGCAGAACCACTCAATCCAGCCTTCAATTTTTTCTCGAATCCATCAAAGGAAGTATAAGTACCAGCTGTATCACCTTGCCAAATTGTAAACTCGATAGTTTCGCCAACTTTTGCAGCGGCATAACCAATCAAGAAATCTTGGAAGTTAGCAGGAACTACATCATTAATAAATCCACGACCTGTTTGTGCAGCTTCCCAATCTTGTGTAAATTCTTTTTTGCAAAGTTCAAGATTAGTCATCAAATCACTAACGGTTAAAATGCTTTCAGTAAGTGTTAATGATCCTTGTTGAGAGAAATCACAACCAGCAGCTTGTACTAAAGATGCGCTATTAGCTAATTTCTTCAATACTGCTTTGAACTTTACATTCTCTTTTAAGGTAACATATCCTTTTGCTAAAGTGTCTCCTGACAAAATAGCAGCGTTGATGTATGGCAACGCTAATTCACCTGCGTAGGTGCTTGTGATGGTCAATGAATCAGCCATTTTTTTTCTTTTTTATTTAATTATTTGTATTTGTTTATAATTGCGAAGATTCTGTTTTTAGAATCCATCTTAGCCAAGTTAATCGGTGCAGCGTTAACGCTAACATTTGATTTCTTTACGCTGTTGGTTGCTGGTTGTTTGCTCAACTTCTCCACTTGTGCAGATAGTTCAGTTTTTTCAGCGGTCAAGGAATTGATTCGGCTTTCGAATTGCTCAATTAACGCGCTAATGGTAGCTTCGAATTCTTCTTTACTAACTCCATCAAATGCAGCGGCTTGTTCTTCTTCGATAACCTCTGATTCCATTTCGGGTTCAAGGATTTCAGTTACAACACCACCAACGGTAACGATGTATTTACCTTCGGCAGTTTCGTGCTTACCATCAGGTGCAGGGATTTCATTT